TTGTTTCGTCTGTTATCTTTACTTTTTCATCAGGAGCACGTTCATTTTCATATTCTAAAGATTTTTTAGCATCCTTATTTAACTTATCTAATTTTGTAGACTCAATATATGACAATGCATTATGCTTATCAAACATGATAGCGGATCTAGTATCATTCAACTCTTTGAATCTACCTTTTATTCCTTCTATTAATCCAGCGTTTTGCTCATTAGGAACTTTTGCTATAGATATTGCCTCTTGTTTAAGTTCAAACTTTTTTTGTTCAATTTCTAATAAATCTCTTATTTGATCTTTTGAATAAGATCCAATTTTATTTATGCTTTTTTGTAATGTTATTTTATTAGCGTTCTCTAATGAATTAATATTATCATTAATTACTTTGCGAGTAGTCGGGTCTAGTGTCTCATCAAGTAACCTGTCATTTAATTCACTTATTTTAAGCAAATTTTTTGACGTTTGAAGTCTTTCATGATCCGGAGATATTTTGCCTACTGCATACCCAAATATATTACCCATACCAGCAACCGCGGTATGCATTAAAGCCATATTTTTATATCCGTCAACTAAAGCTTCTTTTATGTCGGATTTCTTACCTAATATTACATTGTCTGTAATATTATCTATTGCTGCAACCGTAAACCCAGTTAAACCAGCTTTATTTGTTTCGCTTAAAAATTTAGGCACATTGCTAATAGCTTTATTAACATAGGATTTAATACCGTTATTAAGCAAAGCTCTTTCTACTTCATTTTCACCAGCAGTAGCTACAACGCCTTTTGCTCCTTTTAATATTCTATTCATTCCGCCTACCATATAGAACTCCCCAAGGCCATAACCTAGCATTGCCCCGGTATATTGCAAGTCGTTATATTCAAGTGTAGGATCTGCTGCCATTTCTTCATCCATTGCATAAGCTTTTTTTCCTGCTGCTCCTGCTGCAAATACGCCTTTAGCTATATTAGTTGTACCACCTACAACATACGGGGCAAGGCCTCCAATAACCTGCCCGAGCCACATGCCCATATCGCCAATAGAATTAACTTTATCAATCTCAAACGATCGATGAGCCATACGTAACTCCTCCGATCTTTGTATCATTTTTTCACCGACCTCTGTAAAAATATTATCTTCGTATCCGCCTAAACTTTTATCTATTTTCCCTAATGAAACTAATGCGCCTCCGGCCATGCCCTCAGCAGCTCCGCCTACATTATTAATTAAATTTGAATAAGGGTTATAATTTAGTTTAAATAGATCTATATTAGATTGAACACCGGCTTTTTTGGTATCTAATTTAACATTCTCATTTAAAATATCTTGATATTGTGTCTTATTATTTTTATAATCTTGTAAATCTATTTTAAATTTAGCAATGTCATCAGGAGTTGCTGTCTTATCTTTTATTTTTTGCTGAGTTTTTAATATGTCCTCCGCTAGATAATTCATAGTATCTCCGTATAATACTGATTGCGCAGTATTCGCTTTTTGTTTATTAGTAATATTTTGTATATTATTAATTTCCTGGACTTTTAAGGCTTCTTTTTGTTCTTTTAATTCTTTGTCATTTTCAGTTAAACCTCCCGTAAAGCCAGGAGTAAACATATCATTAATTATACGTTCTTTATTTTCTTTTACTTTATCTTGTAGAAATAAATCTTTTTGCACATCTATTAATGGAGGGGCGACAAAATTTATATTATTTTGCTTTGCAATTAGTTTTTCATTTTTTATTTTTTCTTTTGCTGCCTCTTCATATTTTGAAAATGGAATTTTTGTTTTTTCTGTATCATATAATTCAAATGAAGGTAAATCAATAGTATCTCCGCTTAGAGCTTCAAGTGTTTTTGGAACAATATTTGCAATACCCATTGCAACATTACCCGCTTTTTCTAATCCTGTGGATATATAATCAGAAATCTGTGTAGTATTTTCTTCATCAACTAAATCATTTTGAGCATCATTATAAGCTTTGCTATTGATATTATTAATAATATTTTGATTATTCTTATAAGCCTTACTTAATCTAGTCTTTTGCTCTTGGAAACGAATTAAAGATTTTGCTTCTTCGCCTTCCTTTATAGTGATGTCTTTTGCTTTTTTTGCTTTATATTCTGGAGTTGCACCTTCTTCTTTAAAAACAAATTCTTTTTTAAAAACTTTTGCTCCAATATCTGAAACGCCTGGTTCAACAGTAATATCTATTTGTTCTTCTTTCTTTGCTACCGGAGTTGGTTTAACAACTTCTTTTTTAACCTCTGCTTTCTTTTGCTTTGGTCTTAAAGTGAGTTTATTCTTTTTAACATAGTCGTCAGGAGTTAAACCTTTTTGTACAGCCAGTTTTATTACTTCGTTCTCTGGCAACGCGGTCCCATCAGGGAGTAGATATTCAAACATATTGTTTTGTTTAAACTAGTTATTATTATTCGTTAATTAAAGACCTAGAAGCTCCTATATAAAGCGCTAACTCTCTTGGATTACTTATTCCTTCTGTGCCGGCTATTTGAGCATCGTTTTTATCAACTGCCCTCCAGTGCCCGTCAATTATCTTTAAGACGTTACCTCCAACTCCTCTAACAGATCCTTTTTTACTTTTTATCAAAGACAATACATTTTGATCCAATTGATTTTGTTTTTTATCTGCGGCAGAAGTTCCTCCAGTTGTTGTAGTCCTCGTTTTGCCTTTAGTAAGTTTTGGTGCAACATTTGTAACTGTCGCAATATCATTATCAGGAGTCATTACAGCTTGTTTGTCTGGTATTGTGTCAACGATGTATTGTAAATACGCGTCCTGGAATTTTTGTTTACCTTCTGGCGTAGCCAAGTCTAATGGTGTACAAAAGTCATTTTTACCTTTTGCATATACCTCATTATACCAAGCAGAAGCTGATCTAACATCCGCTAATAATCCAGCAGACTGCTTATTCGCGTCTATGGCTAATAAAGGTTTTATTTTTTCTTTATCTACTTGTCTATAAACTTGTTTTACTGTTTTGCCGGTAATTCTTTCAGGACTATCAACTAATATTTCTTTGCCTAAATAAGCATCATTAATCAGCCCTAATGATCGAGTTGTATTGCCTTTAGCATCTTGCTTAGTGTCTACAACATAAGCCCCACTATTAAGCTTATTTTGATCCATTGCATCCATGGTATTTGGTATATAAACAAATGGACCACCTCCTTGCTCATTAGCATTCTTTAATTGATTACCATCAATAACTTGTTCAAAATCTTGACCTCCAATATTACCTTTAACAACCCACGTACGTATACTAGGATTGTTTGGATCAACTTTAAGAGACGTTGTACCTTTTGCTTTACCGGAAAGTACTTGATAAGCCATTACCATTTTAGGGTCATTACTAGCGGATAATCCTCCCATATTTCCAATGTTAGAACTATTCTTATCAAATGATTCGCCATAAGAACCTATAGTAGCAATATCTTCTTGAGCACCTGTAATTGAACTACGTATTTGGGCCATTCTTTGTAGAGTTTTACTTCTATCTTGAGCTGCACCAGTTTGTAACGACATATTTAATCTACCGTATTCTTTTACAAACGGGTCGAATGTGGCATGAAAATCAACGCCTTGCTTGCTGGCAGATGTTTTATCTATTTCAGAATATAATTTTAAATTACCTTCATCAACGTTCAATTGATTTGCTAATAATTCTTTTTTATTTGCTTCTAATTCTTTTTTTAATTGCGCTTGCTTAGCGGCATAAGAAGCCGCAACTCCCGCAACAGTTTGTGTTATTGTATTTTGAAGATTTCGAAAATGTTGTCCTGTTTGAGTATCTAGTACTTCTTGCGGATTTGTATATGCTCCCATTTATTTTATTATATTTGTTTAAATTCTACTCCGTCGGCGTTTTTTTAAATGCTCCTGAGCTGGCCATTGACCCTATTGTAGAGGTTATTCCGCCAATCATACCCGTTAATGCTCCTGTTTGATCTGCTCTGGCTTGTGCTGCTCTTCCTTGTGCTCCAGCTAATTGGCCAGCAACTCTATCTAACTTTTGCATTTCTCTAGCTTCCTTTTGACCAAAAACAAATTGTTTGCCAGCAACACCTGCTTCTTGCATTCTGCCTGCTTCTGACATTTGAATGCCTTGTAACCTACCAGCCTCTGACATTTGTATGCCTTGCAGTCTACCAGCTTCAGACATTCGTATTTGCTCAAGTTGTTGTTGTCCTTGTGCTCTTAGCTTCTCATTAGCAACTTCTTGTTGTTCTATACCAGCTGCAATACCCATTTTAGATTTTAATGCTGCTTGAGCTAAAGCGGTAGCGCCTCCTGAGCCGGCTCCTGTTTGTTTTAATGTATCTAATGTATTAGCCAAAGATAAATCAACTTGTTCAGCTTCATACTCTGTAGCCTTAGTGGCTACGCTTAAATTGGCGTAAGGATTACTTATCATTCCGCTAAGGTCTTTTGCCATACCCGACAAATCTTTGGCTAAACCGCTAAGATCTTTAACTCCCGCATAAGGGTTTATAATTGCTTGCCTATTATTTTCTAAAGCGGTTAATTCGGCTTGCAGTTTTGCTGCTTCTCTTTCAGCGTCTCTTCTCGCTCTTTTAGCATCACTCATCCCCACGAGACCGGTTACAACAGAGGCGGCTCCTCCAATAAGACCGGCAATAAGCATGTTCGCCTCTTGCAAATGAGCTATAGGTTTTGCAGTGTGGATTAAAGTTTCTATTAGTAGTAACATATATTATTTATTTAAAATATTATTAAAGCATCAAACGCTTATTCTAACGTTGTGATTGTTTATATTCGGAAGACACAACATATAACTCGGGAGCAGTATTTGTTGAGTTGTAAGTAGACATAGTTACGGTAGCAAAAAAGCCTTTTATACCGGACATTGATTGACCAAACTGGACTTCTCCGTTATTAGCATAAGGAGTTATATTAAGAATATTACCGAAAAATTTATTTTCTTTTGACTTAAAGTTATTAGTAAATAGTTGTTCAGTCATTTCCCCATTGCTCAATGCTAAGCTATAATTAGAGATTGGCGCAGCGGTATCGCTCTCTGTAAATAAAGATGTTACAGACCAATCCTTTGTGCCTTCATAGTTAATAGTTAAAAATGATTTGGACATGGAGGAATCTGGATTAAAAATTAATGTTACATTTGATTCATTATCTACCCCATAAAAGCTTGCTCTATTTACAGAAGGGGAATAATGTTTCCATAGAGAACCTCCATTAAATGTATAAACATTATTTTTTAAATTTATAATTTGAGAAGGCTTATAACTAAAAAAACTATTAAAACCACCAGTTATTTCGCTAAACCCTAATGTTTTATATGATGGAGTAACAGACGGGTCTGCATTCTGCAAAGATAATATATATTGTTTACTATAAGAATCCCATCCACCTACTATTTTCCCTTCTCCTAAATATACACTATCAATGCTTGAGAAGTTACTTCTGAAGAAATTTATCATTCCATTGGAAGATATTTCTGTTATACCGTCTTGCGATAGCCTTAGGACCGCATTTCTGTCTCTATCCGTAAAATATTTTCTATACCCATAAGCTGCAAAACTTTGCGGGTCTCTGCTTATTCCATACTCTCCGGCATAAGTTTGTACTTGGCCTATAACAGAATTAGTTGAAGTTACAGTGCCCCCTCCCTCGGCAGAATAAATAGCGCTTTTATCAATTAATGCTCTGCTGACTTTATTTTCCTGAAAGATTGTTAAATTTGTATCCTCCGCATATATTTTTTGTATAGTCCCATTTGCCGGGTCTAAACTTTTACTTATTTCTTCGCCAACTGGAAACTGATTAGTATTGTTTACACCGGTTCTGGAGTTAATTACACCAGAATATATTAAAGAACTTGATCTAGGCGTTGGATAATTATGTTCTTCAACTAGATAAGCTTTAACACCTAAATCAACACTGGAATTATTATACCCTCCTTCTATTCTAGCTTCTTCTATTGCCCAAGCTGCAATATTAGAATTTGGTGTAAGTTGATTTGCTCCGCCGGACGGGAATGGTATTCCTAAAGAGCCGTTCCATTCCGGAGTAGTAGCCGATGAATTGGCGAATGTTTTCTTTAATAAGAAAGTATTAAAATATTTTACTTCTATTTGTGTCGCCATGTTGCATATTAATTACTTATAAATATCACTTGTTTTTTTTGTTTTTTATATGTTTTTGTTACGTGTAAGCTGATTATACCCATCCTTTAGTTACAGTTCCTGTAAATACACTGCCAAATGGTTCTATTGGAGTGAAACTGGGCAGGAAATATATATTATACAAGCCATTGTTAGTACTCCATCCCTGAATTACTATGTTACCATCCGCCGGAATGCCTAAATCCGCATTTGTTTTTCCGTTGGACATTAATAAATTTGATATATTATACTTATCTCCACTTGCAATGTCAGGCGGATACGGGCTAGATAGCACAATTTGTAGTCTAGTGGAGCCAGTAGCTGGAGGAAACAAATTTGTTATAAGCCAAGGTCCTTTTTCTGCTTCTGTGCACCAAATACCTGCTCTATTCCCGCCTCCTTGAGGAGTAGTAAATTTTAAATAAAAGTTTGTATTAGGACTACCGGGTTGGGCTACAAAATAACTTCCGTCTTTAAAACTACTTACTACACGTTTCCCCACCCCATAACTTTGAGCTGTAACGCCAGCGTTATTTAAGTCTTCTGTTGGTATTGAAAATGACACATCCTCTGAATGATCAACATTGCTAGTTGCTAAATAAACCCAAGAGTGTATATACCATTTGGAATTTCCTAATATTTGAAAATATCCATTAATACTCTCTGAATTGGTTGCTTGATTTAATATACTATAAGTTTTCCAATCAAAAGGGGCAAAACTTCCAGTAAAATTACCGTAAAAATTAACAGATGTTGGCGTTGGTGGGTATACTATTTTAATATCTACACTATCTAATAATGATCCAGCGTCAGATACATCAATAGTTATATAATAATTATCATATAACGCTGAAGAACTAGTTAGTCTACCTGCGCGTAATCCATTGCTATCAGTAAAGGTTTGCATATTAAATTTATTCCAATCGCCAACTCCGTTTCTAACGCTATAAGTTAAGCCAATAGCCTTATTGATATCACTATTTGCCGTATTTGTTCCATTCTGTGCATAAAATGTGAATAAATTAGTTTGATTTAGTATTGCTGTTATTGTTGGAATACCACTAACTATAGGAGGCGTAATAGTGAAAGACGGTTCTGAATTTGTTAAAAGATTGTTAGTAATTTTTTTTGTGAATGTATAACCAGTCTGCGTTGCCGTAATTGTAAATGTAAATAAATTATAGTCATTATTAGGTTCAAACACAAATAAACTATTAGTTTTAACTTTCCACTGCGTATTACTACTGCCAGCAACAGCGTACACTGTAAACCTTGCATCATTAATTGAAACGCTTATTGGAGCTATTATTGTGTCGGTATTGTCTTTAAATACAAAATAACCGGAGTTAGGAATTACGTCAGTATCTATATTAGAATTTTCATTCAAATAAAAACCCCAATTATCTAATAATACAATCCGCCCCGATGGAACCCCAGCATCAATTGCGGTATTTAATTCGCTTATTAATCCAGATGTGGAAGTTTCCCAATATATATCTAGTTTAGACTCAACAGGCAATGTTTCCATTACAGCTAATTTTTGCAAAGTAAGTGGACTGCCTCCAGCTGTTCTGGCTGGAATACCAATTTGGTTTTTTGTACTGATCCTTGCTATTAATGGATTTGAATTATAAGTATAAAAACTATCATAACCAATATAAGGTATTAACATTACTGCTCTTATGGTAGAACCACCTAATGTCGCTGTAGGTGTTGCGGAAACTACAAATGTATTGGAGCCAGCATCAATAGAAACAACATACGTTCCATCAGCAAAGGCCCCATTACCTGCAGTAATAGTTACAGTCATACCAACAGCTAGCCCAGTTACACTCGCAACTGTAATAGTCAAACCAGCATTTGTTCCATTAACTAAATAAACTGTATTATTTAATGTTATAGAACTTTCCTGAGAGGAAAAAAACATTGAATTAAGATCAGCTATAGTATTAACAGTAGAGTTAGTATCTGACGGATAATACTGTGCATTTCCAGCTGCTGTAGTATTATTTTGTACTCTTGTAAATAATACTGCGTCACTCCTAAATTGTCTTTGAGTTGGCCCGACAGTAATCAAATCAGCCGGCACTTTATTTATATTGTCATTTAATAATGCAATATGCGAGGTTTTGCCAATTTCCAAAGAAGTATTATTAGGATATGCTGCCATAATTCCTGGTAAATATATATTATAATATTCTTGTTGCGTTTGTTTTATAACTATTTTATAAGAATACCACCCAAGCGGATTATAATCTATACTAGTAGGATCGCCGTTATATAAACCTGGCCAATTTATTGTGGTATCCTTCGTTGCGGGTTCAATTTTTGAATTAAAAGAAACTTTTATAGAAAGTCCTGGCCATTCCAGAATACTTCCTACATCAGAAGAGCTTAAATACGGAATACTAAATGTTCCTGAATTTGATGAACTTGATACTATTACTCCGGATTCTCTACCAAATTTATCGCACAGGACAACACCTACCTGATAGTTTCTGTTTTGTTTTATTGAATGATTCGGGTATTCTTTAATACTGGAACCGTACTCATTACCATTTTTATCGCTATATTTAATTAATGGATCAAACGAGCTTTTATTACTAAATCCAGCATTAAAGTTTAATGCTTTTGGATAGTAAAATTTATCTTGGTAATTGCCGTATACTATCCTATTGCTAACCGCTTCTTGTGTTAAAGCTTTAATTGGAGTTTTATCTGATACTCTTATTAATTCTCTTTCTGGTAAAGTTCTAAATGGTTTTTCGCCGGTATATGTATATTTATATATTTTATTTTCTGTGTCCCAGAATGCATCGCCGTCATCAATACTTACAACATCTACAACATCAACGCTTAATGTATTGGAATTCTTATATAATATCTCTATATCTGATACTTTGCATGTTGGCGCAAGGTCTTTTGCTGCAGCAAGTAATGGTATTTGTAATATAACTTTATTAACTTTATTTTCCATAAAATCAACAATTGTACTCCTATAAGTATCCGCTTCATTATCTATTGTTGGAGAGGTGCTGCCGTCATAAATAAAATACCCGTCTTGTTTAGGGATAAATGCTATCTGTGTAAAAGGAGCAATTATTGAATATTCACCATCTTCAAACCTGTATCTATAACTAAATCTAACAAATTTGTCTTCTAAAAATTGAGTATTGCCATTATATGAAGGATCTAAATATGGATTTATAGTAGTGTTATTGGGAAGGTAGGGGCTTACCGCATCGTACATAGAAGTTTCATATAATCCAGCGGCTGTATTTTTTATATCAGTTAATGTGCCTCCGTATGGCAGTGTATACAAGGACGGACCTTTAACATTTATAGGTTGTTGAGGAACTGTGCGCTCGTAACTAATTGATGTATCCGTAACCGCTGTAACCACGAACGACCCCCTATAGCCAATAATCCCGTTTATAGTTATAGGTAATTCACGTGTTATGCTTCCTTTTGGGGTAGCAAGACTATATGTAAATGTATTAGAAGACGGAACTGAGGTAACCGTATATGTGCCCTCATACCCAGAAAGCGGTCCATTAGTTCCAATATTTACAGTTTGGCCTTGTAATATATAATGTTCGTTAGATGTGGTTACCGTAACGGTATTCGCATACCATGAAAAAGTTTTAGATGTATATAGATACGGAATGGCTACCGTTATTATTCGGCCAACGGGTATGTCATGAGGCGTAGTTGTAGTTAAGGTTGCTATATTTGAACTCCATGTTGCGCTTGATACAGAGAATACGGTAGGATAAATAACAACTGTAGATTGCTGCCCAGCAGGGTCTACTAGTCCAGTAATAGTAGTCCTGCCAATGCCTAAAGTTCCCCCAAGAGGAAGTGGCGAGGGTGTTGCGGTTATATTAGAACCTACTCGTACGTAGGACAAATTAGGAGCAGGTGTATAAACCAAAGTTACAATTCCGGTATAGGAAGGATTTGGCATCGCTGCTTGCTGAAATACGCTGCTTAACGATCCCTGTCCAATTAATAAGGATGTAGTTAAATCAGTTTGACGAAATAAATCAATAGGCAGTACTGGGCTTAATTTTGATACAGATATTTGGTCTTCAGTCGTATAATAAGTAGGAATAGGGTCTTTATTAGGGTTTGCTTTGTCAACGTTTATTCTTCTTGGCTGATTTCTATTATCCGTAAAAAAAAGCAATCCTTCAATTAAATTAACTCCTAGTATTAAGTTTAATGTAGAAAAGTTTAAGAAAGCCCCTTGTACTAACATTACGCTAGAGTTATTTATAGTATTATAACTATAAATAAAATTATTTGAAAATGGACTATTGAATGTTAGCGTGGCTCCAACCGCTAAAGATAAGGATTTATTAAATGTTACGCTAGGGTTAGATCCGTTAATGTCTGTTGTATTCGTAACAGTTATTACCTCAGTTATACCAGGACCGGTCACTATTGCTTCAATTAAGTCTGTATTTGGCAAAGAATCAAGCCTCCATTGTCTTTTTGCTACAATGGTGGCCGTTCCGCCCACTCCAGATGTAACATTTGCCGAAACTTTTTCATATGAAAATGTATTATATGAAGGTACGGCTATAATTGTATAAGTACCATTGAATACGTTATTAGTAACTCCTGAAATAGTTATTACATCACCTACGTTTACAATAGATCCAACTCCAATTCCCCAAGTAATAGTGGCTATATTCCCAATTAAAGAAGCGCTTGTGACTGATTCAGTTAAATATGGATTATAAAGGCTTAAAGGCACTACACCTGTACCATATATTTTAGGTTGGTAAGTTGACCTTGTGTTTGAAGTTAAAAATAAATATATATTATCGGATGCTTTATCGGCATAAGAACCTATACATTGTAAATTGGTTGATCCAGTAATATCATTATAATTAACAACATTTTGGTTGCCTAATACGCTTTGTAACACACCAATATTATTTCCTTCCGCTGTATTAACCTGAATATTCCAAGCATCTTGGTATTCGTTATTAGGTATAAGTCTATCATCTAAATCTTTATTCATTTTAGATGATAAAAAGCTATTTTTAACTTCTGCCATTTTTGTTTAATGTTTAATCCATTTATATTGACCGCGTAATACCTTAGTAAATTCTTCTAACTTAATATTAGATAACCGTAATTTAGCATTCCTTAGTTTAGCAAATTTTTCTTGTTTTAGTCTTTGCACTACATATTCAGGTTGATTTGCGCGAGTTGACAAAATAGCATGAAGTATGTAAGCATACATTGCTTCCTCCGCTATTTTAGGTACTTTAGTGTCTAAATCATAGGCTAATCCATCTGAAATATATTCTAATAAAATTAGTGATCCAACCAATTCGCTGCTAAAAGATATTTTGCCTTCTCTATCGTTAATGATAAATGTGCCATTAAAGTTAGCATTAGAAGTGTCCATTCCGTATCTTTGTCCTAAATGATTGTATGTATTAGAATCTCCATTGCTAAAGTTTAAATCATTTACGCGGGTTTTATTTTTATTTTCGGATGGGTTTGATTCTTTCCATCGTTCTTCAATTATAGAGGTCCCGGTTATATTTGCGTCAAATGTATCCTGTATAGGTATGCCCTCGGTATCCTGTATAGGGATTGTATATGGAGAACCATTTAACATTCCAGGATATATTATATGTTTTACACCATTTGAATCAATACGGGAGATCCTAACGTAGTTCACATAGTCCTGTGGTATAATAACATTTAAGTTAGGCGGTATAGTTAATTCTTGGGACTTTATGCTTTTTAATGTATCATAGCTAAACTCCTGCATTGCACGTTTAGCATGAAATATTACATCTGTTCTTTTAACATCCGAAACTAATTTTCCGGCTCCAACGTATGCAATAAGAAAGTTATTTATAATATCGTCTAGGGTAGTGTAAGCATAACTGCCATAGTTTTCCTCAACTACGGTTCCATATGCATTATTATCCCCGTATTTACCTCCTTCTAATCTTTTTAATTGTACTAAATAAATATCATTTACAGTTGCTCCGCTTGTTAACGTAACAATACCATTAACGACACTTGATATACGAGGGTTTGTTGGGAATAATACTTCTGTAAAATCAAAACCGTTATTCGTACTTTTGTAAAATTTAAAATTATTTAATTCGTAGTTATCATTATCCGTATCAGACGTTTTCCAAATAAGAGCAGTATCAAATCCGCCAAAATTAAATATAGTTTGACCCGAAGTAGCAATAATACTTTTTGCTCCCTCGTAATATTGTCTATTAGTTTCTGTAATTAAACTCATTTGTTATTATGATTTTGAATTAACTTGTTCGTTTTGTATTTGTTGAGCAGCAACTTGTATTAGGCCCACGTCTTGAATTATAACACCTGAATACATTAATATTCTAATTATTATATTTGCTTGTTCTGATATATGTAATTCAAAGTCAATACTGGGAGACTCTGTATCTGTAGTGGGAGTAAAAATATACTGATAATTTGATGATTGGTTTGTAGTAAAATTCCATGCAGGATCTACTAGTTTTCTTAAATAATTGACTGAAACACCAGTAGTTATTGTAATTGGATATACCTTAATCAAATTATTTTCATATAAGTATATCGGGTAAGCCTCAGATGGTTTCGTTAGTTTTGACTTATTAAGATCATAAAATTCATTTCTTTGAACACGTTGTATTTCGGTTTCATTGTATATTACACTACCTAGTTCACGCGTATTATTAGGCGCTGTAAATACGCCTAGTGTTCCGCCTCCTGGAATTGCGCTTGTTTTAAATATTGCAATTTTTTCATCTAAAAGTTTAACACGATCAGCATAATCTAAATCAGTTTGCGGAACTCTAAGTAATTGGTTTAAGTCATCAAAATATTTATTAAATATCTCAAGTTGCACTTGCGCTGCTGTCTTATTAAATTCATCAGGAGTCATATAACCTCTCTGCTCTTTGTTAAGTATTAATAAGACTGTTCTATAAACTGTATCTACACTTACTGCCATTTGTTATGTTTATTATAATAAATAAGCGGATACTGCAGTTTTATTTACAATATCCGCCTACATATTAGTATTACGTATTATTTAAGTTTTTTCTCTATTGACTTAAAGACTTCCGTCCCTTCATCTGTTTTGAAAAATGCGGCCATTGCTGAGAATGGATTTTCATCAAATGGCACTGTCATTAATTTTTTATCATTAGTTCCCCAGGTAAATGTACGCTGGTCTTGCGAAAGTTTTATAATGCCTGCTTCAGATGCCCGAATTGCTAAATTACGGAGTTGTACGTTATCGTCATTAGCTAATTCTAAGAATAAACCAGGGTTGCTTTTAGCAAATAATAACAAATCTCTTTTTAGCTCCTTAGAGGTCATCGATGTAACCTTAGAACCCAGTTCAACTCTTAGTATTGCTTCTGCTTGGTCAATTTCAATATTCATTGCCATATTGAGGGCATTGATTTCTAATTCTAAATCTTCTAATTCATCAATTGCGTCTGCAGCAAAGTCTAATTCTTTATACTTTCTGTTTAATAATGGATGATAAATAGATAATAGTTTTTGTAAATTTTGTTTTTCTTTTGGAACAGTTAGTGAGCCATTTTCAAATGTAATATGCCCCATTGTAACTTCTCCCTTTTGTTCTTCAACTAATGGACTATGCTGATTTGTCGCATATCTTAATTCTTTTTGTTTTTCATTTACTTCATCAAACCATAATAATGGAAATCTAGCAGAATGTCTTGAAGATATTGTATATGTTAAAGGATTATGTAGCCCAGTTAATATGTAAGTTCTATTTTTTATTTCCCATTTAGGGGTTTGTTCAGTTTGTGTTTTTGACATGATATAATATGATTAATTGATTTTTAAAAAGCAAAGGTTACCCCCGCGATTACAGCAGGGGTAAAATTTGCAATACTTATATAGATTACTATACTGAAGTAAACAATACGAAATTGTTAGCTCCTTGAACGCATAAACATCTTTCAGACAAGAAGTTAACCTCCATTGCGTCAAGATCAGATGTGTAAGCTCCTCCAACAGAACCGATTACCCATGTTTTCATTTTACGGTCATCAGCTTGTGAAGCTCTATAACGAACGTGTAAAAATGGACGACGGATATTAGTTCCTAATTGTTGGTCATATACTGTAGATGTTCCAGCAGGAATAAGCACTCCTTCAATACCTGATTTTGCAACGGCTCCTCTTGTAGAAGCGTCATTTAGGTATTTCCAGTCAGTTTTGTAGAAATCGTAAGATCCTCTACGGAAACCTGTAAATCCTAAGTTAAGAGACATTTGCTCAGAGTTTTCGAACAAACCATAAGCAACACCCCCAGCACCACCAGAAGATAAATTAGCTAACATATCGTCAAACTCAAGAGAAGTAGATCGGTTCAAGAAAAGCATGTTCTCTTCAATTGCTCCTTGAGTATCTAAGTTTTTCAGAATTGAATCAAATTCTCCCAATCCACCAGAAGCTGTAAAGTTTGTTACTTCATTTCCTCTTGCTTGAACTGCAGCAAATAAACCTTCAGTACCTTTTTTACCAGCGCTATATGCACCAGAAGCAACTCCACCACCGATATCAGCACTTGCTAATTCGCCTTCAACAACTGCCATTTCTAAATAATCTTCAAAACGCAATCTAGTTTCAGATTCTGCTTTAAGATACCATAAGAATCCATTTGCACCAGCTTCTGTAGCAACTTCAACCCACCCGATTTGAGCAGTATCAGAACCACTAACTACATATTTATTACGGATAATAATAGGAGAGTTAGAGAACTGAGTGAATGAAGGCTCAATGCTATTGTACTCTGAACTTGGCAATGAAGATCCTTTAGCATATTCAGAACCGTAAACAAAGATTTTCAAAGCGTCGTCGCCATCTGCGAAACCAGCTCCAGCTAATGTAGCTGCTGTGTAAGGAGCAACAGTCAAAGCCCCAGTAACTTTATCACTTGCAGTTACAACAGCTTTTACTTCTAAACCTGTGCTAGGTTTGATAATTACGATTGTTTGGTTTATAGAAATAACGTTTTGAACTAAAGTTTTTCCGCTACCTCCAACAGGGATTAACAAAGTATTACCAGCTGCACTTACAGTTGCTACATTGTTATAAGCAATATGTAATCTGTTTTGTTCTGACCAGATAACCTGATCTGATTGCATAGGCATTTCAGCACCTACCATACGTAAGAAACCAGAAAGAGTTCTGTTTCCAAAACGCTCTACTTCTTGTTCGTAGATTTCTGGTAAATATTGTTTAGCGAATGTTTGACCACCAGAAGCGGCATCAAATGTTAAATAGTTTGTATCTAAAGCTTGTTGCTTTTGAGACGGGATAATTGATCCAAAAGTAGGCGTGATATTAGCCATAATTTTTTAATTTAGTGTTAAAATTTTCTTGTTTGTATTCTCAGTTTTGAAGAATCAACGCCATTGACTGCTTTAACACGCATTCCGTTAACAAATAATTCTCCTGAACTAGTTTGTCTAGGTTCAGTTGAAATGTTATTAGACTTTGCGACAACTTCTTTTATTGCGTCGGCTTTACCCTGTTCGTAAAAGTGTTTTGCAATTGTGTCAACATTATCAGCGGCATACATAGCTTTGTGATATCCTTTCAAATCTACAACATCTCCTTTATCATTTAAGAACTTCTTAACTAGGTTAGTTATATTTGATTGTTTATCTGCTACAACATCTTTATTAGCGACTCCATATCTAAAACTTTTATCTCCCAAATTAAAATCAAAACCTTTGAAATCTTGGTTAAATAAGTTTTTAGTGTCATCTTTAAATTTTGAATGTTGCAACTCCACCATTTGCTGCTCTTCATTATAGCGGTTAAAAAAGTCATTTGCTTTTTGTTGGTCTTGTGTAATACCAGGTCTCAACTTGATTTCCTCGTAATATTTACTTTTAAGTCCGTCTAAAAAGGTTCTTGCTTTTGCAACCTCTTCTTTGAAAGCGAGTTTCTTTTTACGTATATCTCGCTCTTCATCCAGCTCTTCATCATATTCAAAGTTATCTTCCATAAGGAATTCAATCTCTTCATTATCTAAATGCGGACGTGTTTTTTTATAATATTCCTTTAATAAGGTTTCGTTATTTATATTTGAGTAATCTGCGTTAAGCCTAACATAATCATTAATATCTCCGCCTGTTTCTTCCATAAAAGAAATAAGTTTCTCTATGTTTTCAGGTAATGGTTTTCCAGAATACTCTGATGCCTTTATTGCGTCATTTGCTTCCTTTGTTAGGTTAGTTGTTTCTTGGCGAATCTCCTCTTCAGTAATTTCATTTATTACAGTTACTTCTTCTTCTTGACTGGTAACGATTTTAGATTCTTCGTTTCCTTGGACCACTTCTTGCAGTCCCACTTGGGACCCTTCGCTGCCCAACATGCTTTCATTTGTGTTTTGCTCTTGAACGGCATCTTGTGTTTCTGTTTCGTTAGTAATAAATACTTTTGTTACTTCTGGCTCAACTGTTGGAGCAGGTTCTGAGCTACTAATTGTAACCTTTGTAACCTGATCGACTTTGTTTAGCTTTTTAGGGGTCTGTTTTTTTACTTTAAACGCTCCCTCCGTTTTAATTTCTTCTGACATGATATAATATTATAAGATTGATTGGTAAAATTTATTTTGGTTCAAACTGAGCTAAATCAAAACCGCTCATATTATCAAATCCAGCGGATTCAAAATCCTTAGGCATTGTTTTATTTTGTCTTTGATCTATTAGTTCTGACTGCTGTGTTGCAGTTGTTTTTAATCTATTGTCTTTACGATCTTCAATAGTATTAAGTTTTGATTGTTGTGCTTGTGCATTAATTTGCGCTAATTGCATTTGGTATTTAAACTCCTCAGCCATTAACAGCTTTTTAAGCTGAGCCTCATGCTCCATCCTTTGAATTTCAAATTGGTTTTTGGCTTGCATCTTCTGAATTTCGGTTTGGGCTAAAGCTTGATTTTTTTGCACTTCAGCCATTGCGGCGGCTTCCGTTGTCTGCGCGTTTGCGTGTGCTTGTGCTTGTATATTCGCTTGTTGGTTCGCTTGATCTCTTTCTTGTTTCTTTCTTCTCTTATATTTCAAAGATTGATTAGCAAGTTTAAGATTATTAATTTCTCTTAGATCAATAGCGTCTTCAAGATCAATCCCGCCTGTCTGCAAAGCAACTTGTATATTTTGTTCTAATTGGGCTTTTTCTTCTTCGTCTGGTTCCAATTCTAAGAATATACCAAAGTCATGAATATCTAAATTTTGTAATTCTTCTAATGTTCTAACATTTGATACTGATATACTTTGCACTAATGCATTTGCTGTTAATGGGAACTTTAAAGAATCACCTATTCTCTTAGATATGTTCTCACATATTCTTAAAGTTATATATAAACTAGCGTCTAATACGTGTCTTGTCGCTACATTTGAATTAGCGGCTGCCATTTTTTGTAAACCTACTAATGAATTTGAATCCGGCATTGAACCATCTCTTGCTTCATTAAGTCCGGTTACATCGCGAATCATTTGTAAATAATACTGATATGTATTTATTAATGACGAGATCTTGGCATTGCCAGACGATGTTTGTAGTTCCTGGATTGGTACTTTTCCTGGATTGCCAGACCCATCTTGCGTCATTGATCTACCAACAATACTACCAGTTTGAAAATACATATTTAATGCTTCTGCTGGATTATAATTTGTACCATTACCCAAATCAACTTCAGCTAAGCCGTCAACATCGACAAATACTCCATCAGGAACCATCCTAGCAAGCACTTGTTGTAATTTTAGATGCGTTATTTGAATCATATCTGCAAAAGAAGTAATTCTACTTACTATAGACTCGATTCTTCCTTTATAAAGACGTGGTGCGCAAATCGCATAATTCATTTCTACTTTTGTAGTGTCAGCAAGAGGTCTTGTCATATTCTCAGCTAACTGCCATTTAAGCATTTTATTATGCCCAAGTATTTTTGCTCCAGAATAAAGAACCTCAATGCTCCTAGACACTACATTGAAATTATCATTTACTGGGGGATTGAAGCCGTCTGACTTAACTAACGCCTTTTCTAACCCCTGCTCTGTTTGTTTTATTTTAAATACTTGATTTGAATATGTTTTGTATTCAAAATATAAAACCTGTATTGTTGTTGTGTCGTAATTTTGATTTGTGTATGTACGACTATAATCATTTGTACCAGGGAACTTTTCAATTTCTTCTAACTCTTCATTAGTAAGATTTGGAAATTGTTTTTTTAATTCTTCTAAACTAATAGACTTTACTTCCCCAACATAATATATATCAGAAAAATTAGGATCTTCTGTATAGGAATAAACTAAATTTGACGGATCAACATAATCTACCGTTACTCCATTTGAACCATTCCAATTAGTTTTAGCAGCTGCAATACCTAATACAGTTAAATCATAATTAAGTCTTTTAGCAATATTATCAAATTTGTTTTTATTTAAAACATAATTGATAACCTCTTCTTCTGCAATTTCAACAGCTTGCTTATAATTTAATTGTAAATGTATTTCCAATTCTTCATTATCCTCAGGTAAAGTACTAGGGTCTGGCGTACTATATAAATTCGCTCCTAACTTTTCCTGAATATCATTCAACAACTCCTTGGCGTTCATGTCTCTTAACAACGCTGCGGTATAATTTGTTTTTTGCGCAATAGATTGCGGATCTTGTGCAAATGTTTTTATTTTAAATAATTTATTTGACATACCATTAACGACTATATCAACAAACTTTGGTATAATTGGTATTGGTTTCCAATCTAAATTCAAATAAGATAAATCACCGTTAATAGATAATTCATCTTTGTATTTTTGTATGCTTTGTTCACCTCTAGCATATAATCTAAGGTTGTGGAAAGTTTGCCAGTTGGTACTCCATCTGTCATTTCCAAGACTAGTTCTATTACCTCTGAACCATTCACCTTCTATTGCCATACCTACTGCATAGCCATAGTCTAATGTTTGTTTTTCTTCGTCCGGTACCACCTGACTTGGGAAAGAGCTATTCGTGTTAGTATAAATCATCTATTATATTATTTGTGAACTATAACCTCGGTTATTATATTTTTTGAAATTTAATTCTACTTTTTCTTTTTTATATGTAGTTGATGGCGAATATAAATGTTTATTACATGCCATTATCGCAAATCCAGAGCTTATAGTTGCATCATGCTTCGTTCTGTTATTTATATTAAATCTAGACCAGTCGTTTAGTGTTTTTTGAAAATACATATTTCCATATCCACTTTCTTTATAACCAACATGCTCCTCTATATAAGTCTCAATAGCGGAAGCGTGGGCCTGTATAATATCTTGACCAGCTGACGGTATACCCCCAATTTCTTTTTCCGTTGGTGATAAATTGTTCCAAACTTTGTCAGGGCGATTCATCGAGAACGGCCTATAACCTCTTCTTTTTAAATAGTATAATAACCTAGCCTTATTGTTCTCCGCTAGTATTGGCATACCATAAAATACTAAAGCCATAAGAACTTCTTCAAAAAATATCTCTGAAGTTTGCGGTCTAGCAATATATTCTAAAAAAAAATGACTTGGAGGAACATCTTCCATTGAAAACTTAGTTAACCCATGAAGCGATCCATTTGATCCTCTTACGTCAACTGTTCCGGATATATCATAACTATCACAGCCAAAAGCACCTAAGTGCTCATTGCCTGGATATTTGAGCCCATCCTTTATTATTACACGGTTTTGAAGATGTTTCGGTGGAACCCATGATATTAAGAATCTTCCTTCTTTACTAGGATAGAATACAACCTTTGAATCTTGTATTCCATTCTCCCATTGGAAACTGCCTTGTGTTATAACTTGCGAGTTTCGTAGATCATCATTATAATCTATTTGCTCGTATATTTTTGTAAGATTAAACAAAGATTGTTTTGTCTCATCCCTGAACGCGTGTTGTTCTGTTCTTGGAAACTGACGGTAGTATTCGTTTAAACCATCTTGGTCTTGTTTTAAGCCATCAACTTCGTTTTGCCAATGTTCAATAACGCCATACTCTATATAATTCCCATCTATACCTTTAATTGGTTTTGTTGGAGTATCGAATACAGGTATCCCATAAGCATCAATGAATCCTTCGTACGACCATTCCATAGGTATGAACAAACTATATAATCCTGAACTAGTCTGTCCATTGCGGTTTCTTTTCGTAACATCTGAATCATTATATAATCTTTTGAAGTTTTCACCTCCTTTGTCTAAAGCATTTGAGGTTGAACCCATCATACACTTTCCAATAACTCTACTACCTAATCTAAGTGTTGTTTTAGTTACACGCCAGTTATTTAATATGTTATCGGGTCTTTCCCATTTACCACTCTCGTCGTGTACTAATAGTTTTAATTTTTCACCATCATAACTATTGTCACCTGTGTTTTTCCAGTCAATTGTAGTATCTAATCCTTCAAGGTCTTCTAGTTTCTCATTAGAATCTAATTTTCTTCTTGTAAGTTTAGATGCCGGTATTCTATATGCTAATTCTGTTTTTGGTCTATCCATACCATCTTGGATAGGTTTAAAAAAGAATGGGTAATTAACCGAGATAGGCACCACCTTATCCGTAAACATTTTCTTTGCATCCGCACCTGATTTTGACAATATACCAAATCGTGAATCACTGGATATTGTTGCTTGATTTACAAGTTCAGCTGAGGACATAAATGAAAATCCAGAACGTCTATTTTTTAAATAACACATTCCGTAACATCTTGGATCTGCTTTACAAGCTTCCCAAAATATAAAGAATAATCTATTTGATTCTCTAAAATCTGCAGCACCTACATCTATCTTGCTCCATTGCAAGTACATATAGTGCGTGCCTGTTATATATGTTGGTTTACCATTACTATAGTATGTAAAACCTTCTTCTCTTCTTTTAAATTCTTGATCAATATAATCATACCAGTATTCCTTAAAATTATCTGGGTGCTTATTCCAATCATTAACATTCTTAATCTTGTCTAATTCTTTTGGATATATAGATTGTTCCCAATATTGCTCTTCTTTTACATCGGATCTTTTATATGGATTTTCATCCAATGGCAACGCAATTCTAAGATTTTGTATTTCGTATATTTCTCCAATCTTTCCATTCTTACTGATAACAACTACATCATAGTCTTTATCATATCCGTATTTCCATTTATTTAACCTATTGTTTTTTTTAATAACAGTAGGTTTTATATAATCTGTTAATACTTTATATAAAGTTTGTTCGTACATTATTTGGATCTCCCCTCTGCAAATCCTTTAAATGGTTTTGCTATAGTTTCTTTAGAAGCTTCCTCAATCATTTTTGTTTCGTCTTCTATTCTGGCGAGAATTTCAAACGCATCGAATATTGCTAACTTCTTTGTTGCTGCTGCATTTTTTAATTTGTCTGCTGATAAATCATCATCGCCATTATTTAATATAGCTTCTTCCGCAACTTTAATTAGCTCCAATACCGCTTTGTGCCCAGCTTGGATTATATTCAACTTCGTCTCCTTTGTATCCATATTTAATTACAATATCATTAGATTTCATACAATATAATCGCTGGCCTTCTACAATAAATTCATACTCACCATTAGGGGTATAACCTATTAGGTCGCCAGGATTAATTTTAAGCTCGTTTAAGGAGTTATTTCCGTATTTTAGTATACCAACAAGCTCTCTTTCTTTATCTAACTTAAAATGATTATTATTTTTTATAGGTTTTACAAAGCATCTATCATTAAAAGCAATCCATTTATCATCATTTTTATATAAATAAATTTGATCGATGTTGCAAAAATATTGATCGTCCTTAAAGTATGATGAACTATTTTTGCTTCTGCCTTTCATGTCGTAAAACCTCCTAAACACATTATGGTGAATTACTACTAAATCTCCTTCTTTAATTTCTGTTTTGAATGCTAAAGGAGTTGCAATTACAACCGCTACATTATTAACAGATTTAAAACTTTCTATTTTCGTATTTAGTAATAATTCTTTATTATCTACCGTAATGCTATTTTCATATCTTTCGCCTAATGGCTTAACTATAAAGTTAAATATACTTCTCATTAATATTCCAAATCATATTCAACGGAAATAGCCATGTTAGAATTAAACTTCTTCCATGGCATAATCTCATCTCCTTTTTTTATATGAATATTATAAGAATTTTCTAGTTCATTAAACAATATATGAGAAATCTCATGACCCCCATATACTGTTTGTCCTATAGAATAGTGCATTGCATCATTCTTATAGTCTGAACCTATACTTATTTTTCTTATAACAGAACTCACAATTAGTTTTCCGCTTCTTCTTTTACAATCTCAGTATAAGAACCATCTTGTAAATTAATATTGATTGCTCCATATTCTGCTTCAATCTCAGATTTAAACTCTTCAATAGATTTGTTTAACTCCGCTAATTGATGCAGATAACTATGTTTCTGTGATTCTAAAACCCCAATATTAGTTAATACTGCTTGTAAGTCTTTTTGACCCGCGTTAATTTTTTCTAATTGTTCTTCTGTAATCTTTTTAATTTCTGTGCTCATTTTATTTAATTTGATTGTTTAATATATGTAATTACGTATTATAATTTATTTAGACGTCATTCCTATGTTTTTTCTACCCGCCAGATAAACTGTGCTAGTAAGTCTTCTAGTGTTTGTGTCAGATTTTTCTGCTTCAAATTTTCTTTCTAGTTCAGTCGCTTCTGTAGAGCCTTTTCTAGCTCTTGATATTTCTTTTTTATCGCCTCCTCTTAATATAATTAAGTCTCCAGTTGTATCTAAAGTTTTTTCATACCCACCTTTATTAGCCAAATTTGGCAATGGGGATGTTGCTGGATTATATCCTTCTGGATTTCCTTTGCTTGTATTAGCAGCGGAACCGCTGTTTAAGCTTGTTGGTAGTCCGCCTCCTGTTTTAAAGCCGTTACCTCTTCCCGGTGTTTGAGTATATGGCATCTTATTTTTTCTTTTTAGCTTTTGCTTTTTCTTTCATCTGCATTTTTTTGCCTTCGCCTTTTTCGTGTTTGGCCATTGCTGCTTTAGAAGCGTACTTTTCCCCAGTAGCTTTCTCTGTTACCATTTTTTTCATAATAATTACTCTTCAGTTTCGTTAATATTTTTTTTATTTGTATGTAATGCCACCCACCTATTAATAGTATAACCAATAGAGACTAGTAATAACATTATCTTTAAAGCGGGTTCTACGGCAGTCATGCTTATTACCATAGTCAAGCCATTGAATAAATATATTTTTAAATCAGTATGCCCCATTGTAACGCCCTTTTGCTTTTTGAGTAATTGGACAACCGCAAGCCATGGGTTTATCATTATTTAAAATGATACCATCTTTACCAGAGCTAGATCCTTTACCTTTCGGTAAAGAGTCGGTATTAAAAGGACCATTCCATAAAGCATTAGCGCCAACCCCTGACGTTTTAGCAAGTTTATCATGGAGATCCATTGGATGTGTTTTAATATTTAAGTTCATGATTAATATGTTTGTAGGTTATTATTAGGCATAATTTGTGTTTGTACATTTTGGGGGGTTGGAACGGGAATACTTGAAGTTACATATTCCGTGTCCACGATAGGGGGAGGAGGACCTGCTCCAACTGTTCTGTTAAATGTATTTGGCATTTGTGAACCATTTACTCCTTGTAACGTTTGCATATTACTCATTGCATTAGGGTTAACTGCATTATATTGCAATTGATTCGGGTTCATGTTATAGTTATCTATCATTTTAATTATTTTTATTAACGTTTTCTATTGCTTTTTTTAATACTATATCACTATATGTTTTACCTTTCATTATAGGGTTTCTTTGTGTGCTAGTAGGTATTTCTTCGATACCGAGCATTATACGGTACATTCTACTTATTAATTGTTTGCACTTAAAAGAAACTTTATATATATGATATTTTTGTGTGGTATGATTCCTAGGTCTCCAAACAACTATCCACCCTTCTTTTAATAAGGAGTTCCATCGTCTATTGTCCCAACTATATGAATATGTACCTATCTTAAAATCTTGTTTTGTGAATAAGTCCATACAATCAAAGTATATTAGCAATTCTAAATCGGCGTCACTCAACTCATTTGTTTTGCATGCCCATTTACGTATTATTCTATAATTTTTCAATAAGTTAAGTTCTTTTATGTCCTTAGCCTCAAACCGTTTCATAATACAACAACTATATCTTGCAATTTTATAACCGTATATTTATCACCTTCAAATTCAATCCCGTGACCAGCGTGTTTATCGTAGTATATTTCATCTCCTTCAACAACTGCTTTTATATCTTCACTAACTGAAACAACAACTGCCTCTTTGTATCTAATATCTTCTTTATCTTTTTCAATTAAAAGAAGACCTCCTTTTGTTTTATCTGTAACTACTTTTTTTGGTAGTATGATTATATTATTACCTATTGCCTTCATTCACTCTTAAGTTATTGATTACACAATCGGTTGATAATATTGTAACAGCAACTGATGCTGCATTTCTTAATGCTGATTTTGTAACTAATAGTGGGTCAATAATTCCAACCTCAATCATATTAACCGTTTTATTAGTTATAACATTTAAGCCAAATCCAACACGTCTATTTGTAGGTATCACATCAATACCGGCATTTCTTAAAATGGTATAGAATGGAGCGGTAATTGCATTTAATAAAACAGTTTCTCCGGCAGACTCTGAATTAATAATTTCTGAAGCATCAAGTAAAGCGATGCCCCCTCCTGGAATAATACCTTCTTTTATTGCTGCTTTAGTTGCGCAAATTGCGTCTTCTACTCTGTCTGCTTTTTCTTTTAATTCAATATCAGAATTAGCGCCAACCTTTACAATCGCTACTTTAGCGCATAGCCTAGCTAATCTTCTTTCTAATCTAATAACTTCTCCAGGCGGATTATTATCTAATAATTTTGCTTTTATATCGTCTATTAGTTTAGCAATCTCTTCTGTTGGTTCGCCAACTTGTAATATTGTATCTCCGTCACTAGTTATGCTTTTTAAACATGAGCCTAGGTACTCCGGTTGGATTAAATCCATATCATCGCCTAAGTCCTCATTGATAACAGTTGCTCCTGTTAATAAAGCTAAATCGGATAACATATCTTTTTTGCTTACTCCATATGTGGGAGCGTTAATAACATTAACTTTGATATTCCCTTTAACTTTATTCATTGCTAATGCTGATATAACCGCCGGTTCCACATCTGCAATAATTAATAAAGATTTATTTGCTTTTATAATATATTCTAATACTGATTGTATTTGTCTAATATTTTCAACCGGCGATTCAATAATCAACACTTGTGGATTATCTAACTCGGCGGTCTTTTTTGTATGGTTTGTAACAAAATGAGAATTAACTAATCCTTTGTCATATTGTACCCCGTCTAATACTTCAATTTCTGTTTCAGCAAGTGATGATGATTCCATCATAACAATCCCGGTTTCATTAACGGCTCTAAAAGCGTCTCCAATAATTTTTCCTAGTATAGGATCATTGTTTGTTGATATAGTTGCAATCTGATCGATCATTGTTCCAGTAACTGGCATCGCAATAGATTCTAAATACTTAATTACTTTTTCAACTGTATCTTCAATACCATTCTTAAGTTCTCTTGAACTAATAGCATCTTTAACTTCATAAGCCTCAGACAAAATAGCGTGAGCTAATACTGTCGCTGTGGTTGTTCCGTCGCCGGCTTCTTTAACTGTTTTTCTAGCAGCTTCTTTTAAAAGCCTTGCTCCCATATTTTCAATAGGATCTAATAGTACTATACTATCTGCTACGGTTACACCGTCTTTTGTAATTACAGGATTACCTGATCCGTCTTCTAACATTACACATTTACCACTTGCTCCAAGTGTTGAACTAACAGCTTTGGTTAATTTTGTAATACCTTCAAAAACCTTGTTCTTGGCGTCATCGCCAAAACTTAAGTTCTTAACAATTGCATCTGACATATTTATTTGATTTAATTTAATTTGATTATATTGCTATTATTACGTGGGATTAATATTTTTTAACTAAGTATCTTAAGTGTGTTCGTTTTATTATGATATTTATAAAATATAAACATAATAAGTATAACAGATAACAAAGCTATTAAGTACGCAATATAGTTTGCTTTTTTAATTACTTCTTTTTTCTTTGTTACGATTTCTGTTTTAACCGCTGTTTTTTGCGTTTTAGACGTGTTTAAATTAGTTTTTTTACTTTTTGAATGTATATTACTGTTAGTACGTTTTTTAATCGTTATGGTGACGTTTTTATATATCTTTCCATCAACAATAAATTCAGCACAAGAATCAATTGGCTTAATAATTATGTCTTCTAAAATCGCTTCTTTTTTTACGTAACTACTATCTATTACTTTTACTGACAATGTATCTTTTATTTCAACAACACTGTCTTTTTTTATTTCAACTTTATCAATTTGAACTTTTCTACTTGCGCACGATGACAAGAAAATTAGAAGTAATATTATTATTTTTTTCATTATTCTTTTATTTGAAAGTGCATACAATCTTTACCCCATAGATCCCCTCCCCATTCAAAGCCATACTTTTTAAATATGCTTATCATGGGCTTGTATTCCTGTTTTGAAAATTGGGCTTTAGTTAAAATGGTGTTCATGCTATTTCTAGCTGGATCTAAGTCTATAGCTATTGCCCAAGAATGGGTACTCCATCTATTAGCGGCTCTCATCTTTCTAAAATTAAAACAACCACCAAATAAATCAATACCTAGCTCCTGTATTTTTGCAATACCATAAGTACTTAGTAATTCATTAAAAACATTTAAGAATTTATCTGATACAAGTTTATGACAACGCATAGTCTTAACCTCTGTGTCTATATCCCAAGCTAAACGCATTGAGTAAGGCAATTTTATTGTGGTTAAGTATCCTTCTCCTGTTTGATTAGGCTTACCGTATTTAGTTGTGATTTGCGCTGTTGTCATTTTAATTTTTTATTTTACTTACTATATCTGTAAACCCTTGTATGCTAATATAAGCAGTTGCTATTATAACCCAGTCGGTTGATATTAAATACCCAGAAAATAATCCAGCACAAGCAACTATAAAAACAGAAAGTTTACGACTAATCCATTTGTTTAATAATATATCTAATTTTTCTTTACTACTCATATTAATCTATCGATTTTAATGCATGGTCATTTTCTATTTTATCTAGTATCCAAACTAATGCTAATCCACATTTTGTGAGTGTACCAGTTAATTGATTCTTTCCTAGAACACTAGATATAGTCTCCTCAATATTTCCAAATCTATGTCCCTTATCATTTATAAGTACTTTGTTAAATAAAGTTCTAAACTCCCTATTGCCAAACTTGTCTAAGTTAACTGCACTACTCTTAAAATATCCAGACTTGTTCTTAACAAATAACCAGTTTATTATAGTTAATGGTAAATAAAGAATATATGCTATTATAAACAGTATCATAACAAGATTGCGTCTGCTTGTATAAATAAATCATCAACCTGCTCGTTAGTCATTTGTAATGCAGACTGTAATAATAAAACGGTCTGACTTGCTCTCTCCACAGTTGTTCCAAATTTCCATATGTATGTTGCAGCAGTCTTAGAAGGTTCTGGCATAGCTTCTATAGCAGACTCTATCTGAGTCTCAAGCTGCATTAACTTTAAAACCGTTCTAATCCTCCATAGTTGTACCTCGTAAGGTACAGTTATAGTAGGCATGTCTACATATTGTATATACGCAGGAAGTTCATCCTCTGAAATTTCAAACAAGGTTGGATAATTTACTACTGAACGATGACTCTCTAATGGCTCTTGAGCTACTACTACTGTGTAACTATTTGTACCTACTGAATTAATTTGTCTTATATGTCTCATTATTTAAAGTATAATATTGTTAAAGAAACTGATTTTGCTGTTATAGCAGCACTATGTTGAACTACTATTTCAAAGCCATCATTAGCAGCATTTCGTCTTAAAAAACAAGACCTACCAGCGGATGGGGGCAATATATTAATATCTGTAAATAACAAACCACTCCCAAAACACATTATATTAGATGCCCCTGTAAAACCCGTTATGTCTTTTGGAGTTGGAGAACCAGTAGGCAAAGGTAGTCTTACGCTTGTGTTAGAAGAACCAACACTATAACTTAAATTTATTCTTAAAGTAACCACGTTATTTTGTTCAACCCATTCAAAGTTGTTGGCTAATAAAGTTGTCGGAGCACTTAATGACCAAATAGGAGTTTCTGAATATGTCCCTGAATTCGATGTTGAACCACCACCTCCTGTTGCGGCTATTGTTAATTGTCTTGTTGCCCCTGTTCCTGATGGTGTAATAGTTATATTAGTTCCAGCAACTAACTCCGCTTCAACTTGCGCCCTTGTTGCACTGTTGAAGTCTGAAATGTCGGTGGTCGTTATGTCTGCACCTGCAGTAACTAATCCCTTTGAATCATATGTAATCTTTGTTTTTGTAGCTCCTGTTATTGCAGTATTTTCATCTACTTTACCATCTAATTGTGTTTGTATAGAACTTGTAACGCCTTTTACATATTGCATTTCTAATGCTGTTGGACCTATTGTATCGAATCCAATAAACAACTCTCCAGTAGATGGATTACCATAAACTACAGTGGCAGATGTATTTGCAAGTGATACAGGTAGTCTAATATTAGAACTAAATGTTTTTTCTCCTGCTATAGTTTCATTTCCTGTTAGATGTACTACACTTGCGTCATTTGCTTTTGCGTTTATTTGAGTTTGTATTGCACTTGTAACGCCTTTTACATATTTTAATTCTACTAATGATGGATAACCATCCGCTGTAGTTAAACTTTTAATACTTTTATTTGAATCAAAAGAGGCTATTGTAGAAGTTACTTCTGAGTTAATTACTAACCCTAAATCATTCATTTTAACTCTTTCAATTGATGAAGAACCATTACTAGTGTAAAATATTAAATCAGTTTTACCTGAACCACCAGTACCAATACCATTTTGTGTAATAGCTTTTATTTGTGCAGTTGAATAAGCAACACTGTCATCATCTTTTGCAGAAAATTGTAATGTTCCTACAGTATTTCCAGCTACAATATTAGTATTAGTATTTCTTATATCAAATACTCCACCAGTTGTAGAACCTACTGTAGCTTGTGGTAGTAATCCATAGGTAGGAGTTCCAACAACCCCATCCCCAAGAATAGTTTGACTACTGAATGTTTTTGCCCCTGCGAATGTTTGTGTTCCTGTTGTAACTACACCTCTTGCAGTTGCACTTGCACTTGGTAAATTAAATGTATGTGTACTTCCACTTGAAACAATATCAAAATCTGTTCCTGTTGTTCCTGTTGCAAGTGTTTGAGAAGGCTGCGTAATTCCATTTATAGCAGTTATACCACCAACAAAATTAGTTATCACTTCGCAAAGGTTACTATCTTCGGTATGTAACGTAACACTATGTAATCCAACTGCATTTGAAGCTATAACTCTAATTGCTAATCTATCTGTTGCTAATAAAGTAGTTTGTGGAATACCTACGTTTGTGACATATAAATTAGTAGTTGTATTTGTTTGTAAACTAATCGGATTTGAAACCCCAGTTGCAATTAATGTAAACGCACCATCATATTTGTATAATTCTATATGAACATTAGTACCTGAATTGTTAATACTTGATTGTAACCATAACTCAAAGTTCCAAGCACCTGAAGGAATTTCTAATCTGTTTGGACTTTCAACATCTGTTAAGAATTGTGCTATTGTTCCATTACCAACTAAAGAAAAGTCTGTTCCAGCTCCAATTACCGCAGTTGCTCCTATTTGTTTATATCCAGCTACATTGCTTGCAATACTTCCATTTAAGTAAAAGTTTACCGAACTACTACCGCCAGCTCCGCCAGTTGATGATATAGTACCTCCACTTATAGTTATGTTTGTACCTGCTGTTATTGTATCGCCATTAGCAGCTAATAATTGTGCGGAAGTACCACCATCTTTTATTAATTTTTGAGCGGTTAACTCTCCCTCTTGGTTTATGGTTAGTTTATCAACCCCATTCTTATCTAATTCTATAAAATTCCCTGTTGAAGATGTTCCACTATTTATTACTAAACCTTTATTTGTGTTTCCTAAATTAACTTCAACGCTTGGTGTACCATTACCATTACCATTTACTTCAATTCCTTTGCCGTTATAGGACAAAGCGGACATGCCAACTCCCGAAACGACAACTCCCGAAACACCGACTCCCGAATATGAACTTCCGTAAACCCCAACTCCCGTATATGAAGCTCCTTCAATAGCAGTACCTTCTGCAGAAATTCCTTTAACCCCTATATAATCTGAATTTGAAGAAATCCCAGTAGAGGTAGTCCCTGACGCGGTTACAGTTAAAGCTACTGCATCATTATTTGTAACTGCAACTGTTATGGGATTAGTTGTGGTTGCGCCAATATTAGTAACCTGTTGAAGATTTTGTGATCCCACAACATTTGTTAAATATTCTTTAGTCACTACAGCTTTACCAGTAGCGTCTCCGTCTATTAATATATTTGTTTGCCCCGGTACCGTTGTTAATCCTGTACTTGTAGATTGTAATCTAATTTGTCCTAATCCGTTTCCTATTATTACATTGCCTGCCAATCCAGCAGCGAACGTTCCGTCCCAACAACCTATAATTGTATTATTAGATCCTGTTGTTACTCCTGATTTTTGTTTAGGATTTAATATTATATTATAACTGCCGGAAGTTATAGACGCATTGGTTATGTTTTCTATTAATAGATTATTAGTTCCTGTACTAACATCTCTACCAGCTTGAAACCCTATAAGTATATTAGAGCTACCGGAAGAAGCCGTAGCGCCTCCCGCAACTGACCCGATTGCAGTATTATTAGAACCTGTATTATTTTGCAAAGCAGACGTACCGACTGCGGTGTTTCTTGATCCATTTAGATTATTTCTAAGAGCGCTAGGCCCAATAGCGGTATTATATGACCCGCCTTGAAGCAAATGTAAAGCTCCTCCGCCAATTGCAGTATTAAATGTTCCTGTGGTACAAAATCTCAACGTCCAGTCTCCAAACGCATCATTTGAATGACCTGTAGTTAATGATTTTAATGCTTCCTCGCCAAACGCAGTATTATAATATCCTTGATCTCCTGTAGTATGTACAACTGATTGCAACGCTAGATATCCTACCGCTGTATTTTCTGATAGAGGGTCAGAGATATTTCCTCTGCCAATTCTTATTCCATTTATTTTTTTGTCTACGCCACCAAGTTCTTGTAAAGAAGTATTATTTACTATTCCGCTTGTTGTTGCTGAAACTACTCCTACTGTTGGTATGTTAAGTATATTACTAATTAATGTAGCCGCCCCAGAACCTGTTGTTGTTAAACTAGTAATCCTATTGTTATATGCAGTATTCCAACTTGACGAACTAGTTATTCTGGAATCTTCTAAAGTACCCGCCCATCCTAATGTAAGACTTACTCCTTGTAATAACGCGTTACCAGGAGAACCGCCTAGTGTTAGTGTTACATTCGTATCGTCTACTTTTGTAAGAGCAGCCGGAGTTACAAGTGCAGTACTGTTTAATACATTACCTGTAAATGATAACCCTGTACCTAATGTTATTTCTTCAAATACACCAGTTCCAGTGGAATATCTACCAATAAGTTTATTAGTGGACATTGATGTCGATATCACAGGAGTCGTGCCTATTGTAGCCGTTATAGGCGCAATAGCGCTTATAGAAGTTATACTTCCAATATCATACCTAGGTATATTAAGTATGCCTGTTGTTTGATTAAGCGTTGCTGGTCCAGCGGAATTATTCGTAGTTAATGTTATTTCTTTTTGTAATCCACCGTCAACTATAAAGAACTCTGCTAAGTCAGATAACAAAAAATTCCTAGTAACAGTTTTTAATTGACCATTAATACTCTTCTCCGTTGTGCCTACTAACTCATCTAATAACTTTATATCGTCGTTTAATGGATATGAATATATTATAGCCATTGCTTATTTTGTATTTATTAATTTAATAATTAATTATTTTCTATTAGTCTTACTGACATTCCCCATTCTTTTTGCTGGGATGCGCTGATTGCAGTTTGAACATTATATTGAAGCATACGGAAATTAGCGTAGAAAGTACCGTCTTCTGTTAAACTCCACCAGAGACCGTAGTAGCCAATGTCGAAAAATGCTCCGTCCTCCTCGCGGCGCCCTCCAGGAAGGCCCGTAAAGCCACTTGAGTTGCTAGCTATCTGAACAGCTTCTTCCCATAAACCAGTGCCCGCTTGTATAGTTCCTGTTGATTTCATCTTGCCTCCTGCCACACTTTCTCCGCCTAAATAGGTGGTTAATGTTGTCCATTCTGCATCTGTTGGAATATGATAACCCGCAGGTGCTAATCCCCCATTACTAATATTATTAACGGCATGCCAGTTGTATAGTTTACCATAAATAGCATCATTGGCAGGGTCATTATCATAGTGACACCAAGCCCCTATTCCATCGTTACCTTTGCTGAACCAATCGGCATCGTCAATTGCTTGGGGTATAGGATCTCCATTAGCGTAAGTACTGACATTAAGATTACATCCTTTCCAAGTTTGTGTCCCAATTACTACATTGGGAAGATTACACGGTGTAATTGGCGGAGCTAAAGGCCAAATTAAAGTAGAGCCGCAATATATTTGGCTTACATTTGTATTCCCGACTTTTATATTGCCAGATAACGGTGTAATATTATTTATCTTTAAATCGCTCATTATATTATTATATATAGTGTACTATCTAATTTTGTAGCTGCGGCATACTGCGCGGCATCTAATGTTACTATTTGTGTAATCTTAGGGGTCGCTGTATATATATCATCAGTATTCCTTACGTAATCAGCATTATTTATTCCCGCGCTATTTGTTGTAGTGCCATTTGCCATTAAGTATTCAGTGCCTAATCCGCCTGATTTTATAAACGAATTAGCTGTTATATTTAGCGTTGTATTTGGACCGGCTGCTGTTACTTGTTGCAACGTTGGAGTTGGCTGTATAACTGTTTCTACTAATTCAACTATTGATTGAATTGTAAACGTCCTTGTTCTAGGAGTGTCTTCTCCTCCTTGAACGGCCATTTCTGTGCCTATTAGCAAGTCTTGCAGCTCTGGTGTTGCTATTGGGTAACTATATATTATTGCCATATTTTGCGTTTATTATTTTAATTGAAGTTTGTAATACTATTATTTAATTGTATACTCTTATTTCTATTGGTGTGTTTAACAATAAATTATTAACACCACTTCCACTACCTGTTGTAATATATACATCATTATTATAATCAATTCTGTAATTAATCCAGTAGGATTGACCGCTGAAGAAACTGGTATCTCCAAAAGTTATTGTTTTATTAGGCGTAAATAAATTACTAGATTTAGCAAAATATTCTCCATTAGAGCCAACGGGTCCTCCTCCTTGGTTATATTCAAACCATATATTTCCAATAGTGTTCTCTAGTACAGTTGCTACTGGAGCTCCTGTGTTGGCTTTTAATCCCACATTAATTCCCCAACTATTCGGAATAGTGCCTGTTGCTACAAAGTAAGTTCCAATATTATTATTTGGCGCACCTACATTTGTAAAATCAAAACTTGCAGCACCAGTCAAATCATATATTTCATAAGTTTTACCAATTTCTAAAGTACCAGCAGTATAAATAACAAGATTACTATCACCATTCTGTGTTAATAAAGCTGTATACACTTTATATGGTCTTGTAGGTATATCATCTAATGTAGCTAAAGTATATGTTCCTGCTACAGATTTTGCTGGAACTTTTACAGTTGTATTAACTGTTGGAGAGCCAAATTCTAAATTAGTTGTTTTAGCTATAGCTATATTCCTTTGTCTTAATGAGGCAAATCCATAATCTAAAACCATACTAGCTTGATTATTTTGATAAGACTGTTCAATAACTGCTACGTATGGATCTAAAGATAAATTTGAATTTGCTAATGTAGAATTAAAAACACCAAAAGCTGTATTTCTTGCCCCCTCATCACCTTCCAATATTTTAATGTAATCTTGTCCACTTTTATCTGCTCTAGTACCAACATCTATTACTTGTTGAAGTCCAGGTGTTGTAGGAATAATAGGTTTGTTTAATATTTCCGCAAATCCAGATGTAGCGTTCCAGTCTGAATTAACCTGTGTGATATAAGGCGGTAAAGTTGCCTCTACTAAATCAACTATGGATCCGATCGTAAATGTTCTTGTTCTCGGAGCATTTTCGCCGCCTTGGACAGCCGTTTCTGTACCTATTAAAAGATCTTGTAATTCCGGTATTGCCGTCGGGTAAACGTAGGTTATTGCCATGTTTATTTATATATTAACAGTTCCACTTGTCTAACGCAAGCTTCTTTCTTGTTGGTTCTCCGTTTGGTTTTTTCATTGGCCCTGGCATACCGGACATTCTAGCACAAAAAGATTTACGTCTCTTTGCATCTTTACTGCCAGCTTTTAATTCCGATGGTTTTTTAGTTACCGCAGTTTGTAATTTACTGCCTGGGTTCTCTCTTCTATATGAAGCAACTCCTTTAGCGTTTAATCCGCCTTTTGGATCTTTGCCTTCTTTGCGTGTCCACGCTGCTGTCTTTGCCATGTTATTTTTTTTTAGTTCTATTTGTCGATGCGTTGTATGTAAAACTACTTGCCGGTTTTCCAGTCTCTTTAGAAGCTCGGTCCTTGGCTCTTTCTTCAGCAGTCATTGCATTACGTTTCTTACCATGCGCAGTTAATGTTTTACCATCTGCTTTTAAGTCGCCACGTTTCTTGAGTATACCAATAGCCATTGCTCGACTACCAACTTGCGCTGATAATCTATCAATCAACTGTCCTTTACCCATAGCTTTTTGAGTGGCCATGCTATTTCTTTTTATTTTCTATCTTCTTTGCTTGTGCTAATATTGCTTTAGTAGGTTTCTTTCCAGAACCTTTATTAGCACGTATGTTGTCCCATAATCCTCTTTCAGATTTAGAACCATCTTTTCTTTTGATCATTTCTTTCATATTACTTTTATCATTACTGGCATCACCAATCCAAAGACCTTTATGCCCTTTAACACCTAAACCTTGTGGACCTATACCTTTTATAACCATAATTTCAAATATTAAGATTAATCAAATAAGTCAGTAAGAAAACCTTTTTCAGTAAGGTCCTCAGGGTTTTTATTAGCTCTTTCCTGGGCTTTATTAATTTCATCTTGAGTGAATAAAATACATCTTTCATTAGATCCATTCTCATCCTCTACTTGCACTGCAATATAAGAATGAGCTGACCCAAATTTTCTTTCTGTATTTTCTACGTGAATTAATCTACCTTTTACGATTTTTGTCATATCTATTTCTTTTTATTTAATGCAAGTTCTAATTTTATAATGTAATCTCTATATACGTAACATACACATCTAAATCCCCAGTGCCTAGCGTTGGATTTCCCCCATTAGCTTTTAATTTATATGGTCCAGTTGATGTACTTCCACTAACGCTATCTGCTAAGTATATAGTATTATTCATATATCCAGCGGAAGTATTTGTTAATGGATTAGGATTTATCTGAGTCTGAGTATCAATATTTAACCCATCTAACAATGCAAAAGCAATTGTATTTAATGTATATGCAGTTCCAGAATTTCTTTTAATATGAATATTAATAGGCACATTAACCTTTCCAGACGAAGCTGTAGGTAAAACTGTTATAGGAGTTGTAAATAACTGTAATACTTGAGCACTAGTTACGATTGTCTTTAACACTTTAGTAACCTGAGCGCCAGTAATATCACTTGTTAAAGCAATAGTGCCATCTGCATCCGGGAGGCTTTGAACTCTATTTGCAGAAACAGTAGTGGGTAGTTGTAATGTTATTGTTTTTAAACCCCCACTATTTTTACCAAATCTTACATTATTTGTATTTACAATAACCGAATCTGAATTAAGTGAATTTTGAACAGATACACTTGAACCATTTATAGTAGAACTTGTATTAAGTGTTCTAGCAGCAGAACCAGACATTATGGTTCTAGATATAGTATTAACTTTCCATAAACCACTACCTAAGCTAATAAAAACATAAGACTCGCTAGAAAAAATTGTAAATACCCCGGTCTGTTGATTCGCAGCACCCATTACAAATGGAAATGGTAAATTTAGTGTAGCATCACCATACATAGTTAATACATTAGTTCCCGTCTCTAAAAAAACACTTATTTCTTTGCCTATTGGAGCAGAAGCTGGTAAGTGCACAGCAGAGCTTCCAGAACTTAAATTAATTCTGTTTATATCATAACTAAGTGTTTGATATGGTGAATCACCCGGATAAAGATACATTATGCCATTAGTTTGTGCAGTAGCGCTACCGGCCGGCCCCTGTGCTCCAGTAGGCCCTTGAACCCCTTGAATACCTTGCGCTCCTTGTGATGCTAATAATGCCCAGTTTGCCGTAGCTAAATCTGGCGCCGTAGTCCCTGAAGTTGCTAAAATACAAAACCAAGAAGCCCCATCATATCCTACAGCATCATCTGCAACATAAGATGTTCCTGAAACCCATGCGCCTTGCCAGTTTAATCCAGCTGGACCGACTGCTCCAGGTGTACCAGGAATACCTTGAACTCCTTGTGGACCGGCTGAACCAGGACCGACAGTGTCAAGAACGTCCTGCATTGTATACCACTGTTGCATTGCTTTTAAAGATGTACTACCAGAATATGTTGTGTTAGTACCGTTACTAACCATAAAGACTTTCTCGTCTGATTGTATTATTGCCATTTTTATTTGTTTATTTATTAGTTATTTTATATTTTTTACCACTTTCTTTCTTGGTACCTTCCCCATCATTGCCTCGGTTCTGTTTCACAGATTCAAACCTTTTATCTTTATGGTCGTAATCCTTATCTTTATTCCCAGGGCTTTTACGATGCATCCTTTGAGAGTGTGCCTTCTTATTTTTTCTATCTTCAGTTTTAGCATAAGCCAAATCCCTAGCAGCTTTTTTCTTAGCAGCTTCAGGTGATAATTTCTGTGCCATATCTTAAATTTAATATAGTTATATACTCACGCAACAAACCTAAATCTTACGCATCGTAAAAACAGTGACGTTAGCCTACTACTATTATATATAACTAGCTAATGTCGCTCTTTTACCTTAAAGTAAAATATACTTTACAAAAAGATATGTATTCGTAAACTGTATCTTACCTTGTAAAAAAATATAATAAAAAATTTTTTAGTAGGCCCTGTGCTGTCTGGGGAGAAGTTGAGAATGTGTTATCAGATATATATAATTAGGGGGCTATATACCTATTTTCATTTTCCCAAACGTAAACGGAATTCGATTTCATTTTGCCGGGTCCCCCAACGTTTTTCGGGTTTCGGCGTATGGTTTCGACTTTCCTGTGGGTTTTCGGGAACGGGTCTGACTTTCCTGGTACGGGTACTGGCTGCTGCCGTGTGCCGTGCGTTTGTTATGTTATGTTGCCGTGTGTATGTTATGATGTGACGTCGTGTGTACGTTATTATGTACGATATGATACGATATGTACGTAATACGATACGTTGCGTTACGTGTGGTATGTGTGCTCGTATGACACGGCTATGGTCGATACGATAACGGAGCGGAGCGACGCGCAGCGTGTATAGCAACGCGTATAGCATTTCCTTACAAGACGAATACGAAGTGTATTTGATAATATATATGAATCTAAACAATAACAATATGAGAGCAAGACTAAGTGATCTGCATCCGCAGACAAGACTAGACCTGATTGAGGAATCGAGATGGCAGAAAGGATCAGAGTATGTAAACGAGTGCATCAAGTCAGATGCATACATATCTGAGATGTGCGTGTGGATCAACACAAGACAAGGGCACGCATACTGGGACTACATTGATCGAAGAGGATCAGATCCTAGGCTTAACTAACATAAAACAATAAGGTCCCTTAAATGGGATCTTTTTACTCCACTAGATGGAATTGGCAGGGCGGAGCATGCGAGCTTGCGAGCGAAGCGTGTATAGCAAAACTTACAGAACCGACACGAGGAGTATTTGATAATATATATGTAAGTAACAAAGTAACAAACTAATCTAAATTGAAATAAGAGTTCTTACAATAACAATACGAAGAGTAATTGATAATATAAGTGTAACAAATAACAACTAATAACTTTAAATTAAATAACTATGAACAATCAAGAATTATTGCAACAAGCTATCGCTAAATTATCTAAAGAAGAATTGGCTTTAATCTATCCACCGATCGAACGTGCAAACTTCGTAGTCCGTAAGAATTGGCTAGGCCGAAATCAAGTAATCACATTCATCAACAACAAGAATCAACGAGTGACTTATAATCACGACGAAGTGTTGAATGTAATGCTACCTAAGCTATCCATAATGCCATGTTGGATTAAACGTGAGTATTGGTCTCAATCAACCGATATGCCAAGTAATGTTAGACACTTAGCTAAAATCGAAGTGGTCGAAGTTGAAATCAATGAAAATTCAAAAGAATTTCAAGATGCTGAAGCAAGTCTAAGTTAGACTGCTTTGGCGCCCTACGGGGATGCTATACACTTACAGTATAAATACGAAATACAATTGATAATAATAATGTAACTAGGACGAGTAATGGTAAACTCAGGCCGACCAGGCGCCCACAATGTAGGTTCGATTCCTACCCTAGTTTCTAACTTAAATAAACAACTATGCAATTACAAACTCTAGCTTACAAACTAGCCACTAAGCACGGCTACAAGTACACACGTACAACTGAATTCATGATTCTGAGCTATTCAGATCAACTTAAACTAAGCAACTTAATCAGATTTATACTAGAACAAGAAAGATAGTATATGATAACAAAAATAATCTTTGTATGGTACCTAATGACTGGGGCCATACACTCAGAAGGATTCAACTCTGATCTGAGCCGTGAACAATACACGATACACAAACCAGACAGCGAGTATCCTGATGTAACATTGCATGTTGAAAACGCATACAAAGAAGAAGTGCTGAACTGGATCGAAACTGGTAAGTTTGTATATGATGAAGATATGAAATAATGATTAGAAAAGTGCGACGTTAGCCTGCTATTAGTAGTTATAAGCAGCTAATGTCACTCTTTTTGCTATACACCATATTAGCCTGGCTTTGAAAGATCGCCGGAAGAGTAGACTCCGTCCTACAACATACCCAAATTCGCGGTAAAACGATCATTTCTTACCGTTTTCGTAGTAAAACGTGTATAGCACCGCTTACAAAACGAACACGAATCAAGTTTGATAATATATATGAATCTAAAAACAACCACTATGAACTATAAATTAATTACAAGTAGTCAAATCTACTTCTGTTACGCCGATGATCGACATATTATAGTAATAAAAGAAGGCGACGATATTGTCGGACTCAATTACATGCAAGGTGACGAGTACCAATTATTCCTAGAACAATATAGTGACATCGACCATGACTTAACTGACTTCTACAATGGCGTTAAATACTATCTTGGTGGCGAAACTGAGCTAGATCGAGTAAATCAAGCGATCTGGGCATACCATGACTACTCTTCTCGTCGTGATGAAAGAGAAACTGGGTTCATATCGTTAAAGACGGGATTATAACTACCTATCTTTAAATTCGATCAAACATCTATCCACCCTTACAAAACGAATACGAGATTGATTTGATAATATAAGTGTAACTAACAAAAACTAATTCTACTATGCAAGATTACTATGGAATGACTGAAAAAGAGTACTTTGCCTATATGTTTGGCGAAGAATTTATGAACTCTAATAACAAAGGTTCTTTGGTTGAATACCCTGAAGAAGAAGAATACATACAAATGTGGCGAAATTCGCTAACTATTAATCAAATAAACAGTATATAATGAGAAGAAAGATTAGATTTTCCGATGTGATTAAGTTAATAATCCTAAGAATTAAGTATGAACTTCGCGAAGGCGGTAAAGCGGCGGGTTACGCTATAAGACGATAATGATGACTAGAATACAATGGATGCGCGGTTTAGATCGTGAGTTAAGAGAAAAGATTATCGCTAGAATAGTCGATGGTAACGAAGATGTTGATTTTATCGATCGCTGGATGGCGAGTGATGCGGACATCAAAGAAGATGGAATTACAGGTGCATTTACTTTTTCAACTACAAGAGAAGGTTTAACCTATTGGTCAAGAATTAACGCTAATATTAAATAAAGAAAACTATGGAAAGTAATTGTTGTGGGTCTTACGAATTATATGAAGATACAGGTATCTGCGCTGAGTGTGGCGAACACGCTGATTGGAATAACTATGAAGATGAAGAATAATATGGAAGATATAATTGAATACACGAGAACATTACGTGACGGTACTACACAAGCTATGTACCGATCAAAGTGGATGAATCAAGAATATCACTCTGACAGTAGAGAAGATATACAAGAATGGTTAAACGAGAAAGTAACTAATGTCGAGAAATACAAGGCTATTAGAGAAGCAGAAGATAAAGCAATCCACTCATTCTTTGAGGGCACATTAACAAGTAAAGATTAAGTTATGAAAGAAGGATATAAAGTATTAGAAACTATTGGTAGTGGATTATATATTCAAGTGACCAACTATTTAGGATTAAACGAAATTGGGCATTATAGATATTATGGCGAATCTAGCGTAATAGACTCGCCCTCAGTGATTGGAATGTGGAAACCGAAATTAATTAAACAACAATAATATGGAATATAGAATTAGGATTACAGAGACTGCATCCAGAGTAATGGTTATTGATGCAGAAGATGAACAATCAGCGGTTGATATTGTTAGCGAACAATATGGTAAAGGTGAAATCATATTAAACTATGACGACTACGATTGCACGGATATTGAAGCCTTATAATACTCTTACAGAACGAATACGAATTAGATTTGATAATAATAATGTAACCAACAATAAACAACTATGAACAAAGAAAAAAAATCAATCAAGTTTTTAAAGAACAATTTTATTAAACTAAACGGTGTGCTATA